AGCACCTGCTACTGCGCCACCAAGAAAGATTACTGTTCCTCTTGTCTGTACTGCTTCGACGATTGCACCTACTGTGCCACCAATGTCGTATTTTGCAGAAATATCTGACTTACAATCAACCACGAAGTGATCAACTGAATGGCCAATAAATTGTCCTGCGTTGTAATTACCATTTACTCTTGCTACCATTGGAATTTCTCCTATTTTTCATTTGCTAATTTTATTAGCTCTTACATTTATTTATCATCTACACATATTTTATAACATATTTGTTAATGCTAACATTATTTTTTATACTTACCGTAATCGTGCCCTTTTGCCTTTCGTAATGTTAAATGCCGGGCTAATTTGTAAGCACCGTATGTTGCGGCACCTGTGAGACCAATGCCTGCGGCAATTTTCGAACGAGTCGACATACCACCTTTTGTGTTAGCAGGCTGGGCAACTTCCATATCTCTGACTGATTTTTTTGATACAAACTTCTTCTCTTTTACTAATTTCATCAAAACTGGTAAAAGCTCAGACATTCTTCCTCTTGCTTTAAGTGCCTGAATAAGCCGAGTTATAACTAAAGTTTTCTGTCCGTGTTTTAAATTTGCCCAATCTGACGTAAGACGCCGAACGGATTTATACTGGCCGTTGTTAACCATTAATTGCTGTTCAATTTTAAACAACATTTGGCCATCAAATTGCTTGTTTACCTTTCCTTTGGCTGTAAACCGCAACCATGCTTTTAATTGTGTTTCATTTACACGTAAATTTTGTAAAAACATCTGGCTTGCTTCTTGATCGGCAAACAATTTATCTGTATCGTCAGTGCCCAATAAGGCCGTTAACATAATATACAGATCTGTACCATTTGTTCTAAATACATTAAAATTTTGATACATCATTGTTTTTGTCGCATACTTGGATGCAACTGGTGCATATTTAAATTCATTTTTAAGAATAACCAATGTACACAGGTATAAAAATGACAAGTCAGCGGCATCCTTTGCAGTGAAACGATTCATCTGCTTTTTTTGCCTTACTAGTCTGCTTTCTGACAGTTCATCTATAAAATCAAGTTTCATAATACTATTTATTAATACTTCTTCTGAAAATTAGCGGCACTAAACCCCAATCTATCAACAATCTTTATAGCATTACCTACATGATCAACGGCTACAAACCCTTCTGGGTCGCGCACCTCAATTGAGCCATCTGCTGTGATCTCAAATGTATCCATTGCTTTGATTCCGTTTAACTTTTTAGCAAACATACTTTTAACGCTAAACAACAGGAACCATAATTCGTATAAATCTATAAATTGCTGTTTGTTATTTTCAAAAAATTCTAAACCCTTTTCTAATTCTTGTGTTTTACGAGCAATTGCGTCATCTCGTTTATATCCTGCTATCTTTGTTTCCAACTGTTCTTCAAATCGAGAAATAAAACTTATAGCAAGTTGCTCAGCACTATCAGGGATAGCACCCTGCCGAACACTTGCATTAATTGTAGATTCTAAATCTTTTTTAAGATCTTTACCTAAGGCATCTGTTTCTAGAAAATTAAAAAACTTTTTCCCAGTTGCGATTAGGCTTTTCTTTGCATCATTTATTGCTTTACGAATTGTTGCCGTTTCTTCGGCAGTTAATGTTACTTGCCCACTTACATCGTGTATCGCCGCATCACTAAACCAAATTCTGTCAGTTGGAATTAAATCTTCTACGCCGGCGCCAAATTGAGCATCTTCACTTGCTGGCCAGTTTGGATAACTGGTATGAAACACTATACCTAGTTTGGCTTCATCAATTTTCTTACCTATATCACTTTCAGCAGAAACTGCATATGTTAACGTATTTGGCGTAAACATTATAACTTCGTCGCCATCTATTGTCGCTCTTTTTTTACTGCCCGATATAAAAAGCAAGTCGCCTTGCAATAATCCTTTAAAATCAGGCGGAAAAATCTTAGGCAGTTCTGTTAATACTTCTTTTAATTTACTACGCAAGTTGCTTTTTTCTTCACCTTGCTTATTAGCATCAATTGCATCTGGCGTATCCATAATGCGAGGTGTTTTGGCAAAAATGCCTTTATCGCCCATTACAAATTTACCAGTTGTTGCATCTCTACCTGCAAGAATAGCAGGGGAACCGTCCCATTTTGTTGTTATATTAACTGCTGAATCTGCATGGCCTTCAAGCATATCTAATAATCGATATGCTATATCCAGTGCAGTGTTGGCACCTTCGTACCCATCGTATATTACTTTATCTTCAAAATGTTTAAGATGTGTATTTGCCTCTTCGTCTAACTCAACTTCGTCGTTAATTGCTCTTCGTACATCAGCTAACTTATGAAAGCCTACCTGCCTTTTTCGAGTTATACGTGGGCCTCTGAATTTACGTTTTTGTTTAATATTAAGAATTAGTTCATCAATCTGCATTTTCTAGTCTCTTAAGAGCGTTACTAAATCTCTCTATTTTCCCTGTACGGATTGCATTTAAAAATTTCTTCTGTAATCTATCAGCCACATCCGCGTCATAATTTTTCTCTAATAATTGCATAACATTATTAGCACTTACAATAACATGACTTGCTCTGTTTTCAACAATTAACTCTTTATTTTTATCAGGCAAAATATTATCAATTTCAGTTAATATACTCTTTATTTTCATTGATGCACAAATCCTTTCTAATATTTATCTAAACTAACTTCTTTTCACCGATCCAGTTTATTCATATTCGAAATCATTTTACGAATATCTGCGGATTTGGTTTCAACAGGTTTACCATTTACTTCTTTATCATCGGTAACAGAACTTTTCCTAACTACATTCTGATACAATACCTCTGATGCTTGCTCTTCCTCACCCTCAGGCAGATCGCTGATTTTCAAACTTTCAATGTCAAACTGTAAATCGACACGTTGGCCGTGGCCACTACTACTTCTTGTTTTCATAAATTGTATCTGATATCGTCCTCGCTCTCGCATTGGTGCACTTGTAAAAATACCTAACACATTATCTGCGGTTTGTACTTTACTTAATCCACCTGCAATATGCGAATGATCAAATTCAATCTCTTCTACTGCCGTTCTATTTAATTGTGATGCTGTTACTAATAACGTATCTAACTCAACTGCTAAATTACGCAACTCTTCGGCAACATATTTGTCTTTAACAAACAGATCGCTCGGACTTACCCGTTTATCATTAGGCATCATTAAATCTAAATAATCAATAATAACTGCTTGCGGTTGCCTACCACTCTGTATCTCATACTCTTTTAAATATGATCTAAGTTGCCCAGCATTAACACCACTTGGCAAATATGCTATTTGCATTGCACCCGCTTGCTTAGAAAGCAACTTAACCTTTAACTCAACATCTTCCAAATTTTTAAATAAACTTCGACTACTCATACCGGTTGCCATGCTATCTATTCGCATAGCAACTAATTCTTCACTTAATTCAAATGTAAAATAAATTACATTCAATCCGAGAGTTGACCAATTTAATGCAAGATTCTGTAAAAATAAACTCTTGCCTGTGCCACTGCCGCCAGCAAAGATTGATAACTCGCCTTTATTAAAACCACCAAACAATTTTTTATCAATTGCTGTCCAGCCTGTACTTACTTGCCCATTGTTATCCTTTAAAGACTTCAGTCGTGTTACTGGATCTTCATAATAGTCTGTGCCGAGGCTTTTTGTTAAACCTACTTCACTTGCTTCTTTTACACGTTTTTCAACAGAATAATATTCACCTTTTGTAATATCATCTGCACTTTCTAAAATCGCTTTTTCTAATGCTTTAAATTTTACAAAATCTTGATACTCATCTAAAAACCATTCCTTATGCCGAGCAGTTACATCTGTGTTTGCATCAACACTAATGCCTGTTTTTGCTTGAATTTGTTCAGCAGTCGGCAAATCATTATACTTCTCTGCGTGTTGAGTAATTAAGTCTACTGCTGGCCTTAATTTATTATTAAAATATGCTGATACAACAATACCTTGTACTCGTACATACAAGTCCTTGTCGCTAATTAAAAAACTCAAAAATAGTTTTTGTAAATCTTCTGTAAACTCTTTCGCCATCTATCGTGTCTCAACTAATATCTGATGTACAAAATGTGGATCTTGAATTAACTTGCGTTCAATGTGCCGCAATACTTTCCACGTTGGTAATCTTTTATTACGTATCTGTAAACCTATTGATCTCAACATCTCTTGTTCTTTAAAATTTAAAGTCAAACCGCAACTATTATTCTTTTTACTAGGCGTCGGTTTATCAATATCATCTATTATATCCATAATTTTCTTATTATCTTCAGATAATTTATCTACTTGCTGTTGAAGTTCATCTATTCTTCTATATAAATCACTAATCTGGGACATCTATATACTCCTTTTTAATACATTAATTTTCACTGGTGCATTTTCTTTTGCATCTATGATACTTTTTAATGTAAACAATCTGCCATACTTTTTAACAGCATCTGCCACATCTCCTATTTCTTTATCCCACTCTGGGAAACTAACAGACCATCCATGCTTAATTGCACTTGCTATTAATTTTTTACCAGGTTGATCTCTATCTGGTACTAAAATAATTTCTCTATTAAAACCATTTAAATATTCTGCTTGTTTATTTGTTACTTGCGAACCCAATAATGCTATACCATCAATACCAATTGCATCAAATGGTCCCTCAACAATTATAGCATACTTTCTTTCCTTTGTAAATAGTTGGTCAACATTAAACAAATAATCTCGTTGTACTTTAACATAATACTTCGGTGTCGTATCTTTGTTTGGAGCAATGTGCCTTGTTATCCATCCTACTATTTCGTCCTTACAATAGCAAGGAACAATGATACGTTTATTTAAATCCATATACGAATCGGGTGACCAATAAAACTCCCAATTTTCATAAATGCCTGCTCCTCGTGATTGTAAATATGCCAACACATCAGTATCTGCATTTTCGGATATACGAACGGCACCTTGCGGCAATGCAATTGGTTGCCAATTTAAATTTATTGGTTTAACTGGTTCTACAACCGTGTCATTGTCCTTCTCTTTAATACTTTCTATTTTTAATTTATTAACATCCGCATCATCAAAACCTAATCCTACTAATAAATCAACAAATTTCTGTCCTAAAATACCACCTTGATGAAATCCTGTTGTATATCCACAGTTAAAACAATGATACGCAATAGCACCAATTGTACTAAAATTAAAACCGCCGCGTTTTCGTTTATCAGGCCTAAGTTCGCCCATACTGGTGCACATTGGACAATTCAATGATTGCCAACCACTCGGTGTAGTTTTTCGACCAGCTAGTCGAGACAGAATTAATGATTGTAGTTTATTAATTAACACTAAACACTATTTTAACTTCTAATTAGTATTTTGTCAATCGTTCCTGTATTACTAGCATCTGGTACATGAACAAATCTAAACCAATTTGTTGTTATATTGAAATTAAATGGATCTATACCTGTTTTTGTTGCGTAGTTATTGTATTCAACAAGACTATTGTCAGTGTGTAAATCTATAACAAACCAGTTCGTCGGTGAAGTTAAATCGTGGCTACCTTCAGCATATACTTTACCAGTATAGTCTGTTAAATATATTGCACATGTATGCAATGACGATTGGTATCCTCTGTTCGGTGCGGCTGTTACTGCGTTGCTTTCATACCGCAAACCATTAAGTACAAATGATGTAACTTCTAATGATTTGGCCGGACTTGGCAAAATACTATCTGTCAACTCGATTGTACCAGTTGCGCCTTGTGCTAAATCAGTATATAGCATACTATCATCGCCGTTGGTGTCTGTTACCGTAACACTATACTCATAAAAACCTGCATCCAAATTAGTCGTGTCGCCCCAACTAAATATTACATCAAATGTACCTTTAACTTCATCACGGACTATAGGATCCTTTCGAAGTACTAATGCACCTGTGTTAGCATCAATAATATTAACCGACAACGTTAATCCACCAAGAGCTGCTAGCCGGCGGGCATCATCATAAACATTAAAAGTTATTTTATCATCAATTCCTTTATGAATTTTAATTGTATCGTTATACATTGGTCCTTCCATTCGTTGGCCATTATTCGAGATCGTTAACTTATATGTTCTCTTGTAAATGTAAAGATCTTTTATAGCCATTTTCTAAATACTCTAAAATATTTATCTATAATAAGTAATAGTAATGATCGAGGACGAATCCCATATAATCGAAAAATATCCATTCTTAACTGGTATTAAATATGCTAACAATGAGATAATAGGAATTATACAAAACCACAATTCGCAAATCACCAGTATCTATTGCTTTGACTTATTGCTTGACGAAGAAGAGAAAAGGCGATTCCTTATGACTGGAGAGACATGGTGGTGGGAAAGTAATCGAATAACACCCATTAATTTATTTTTACCAAAAGAAATTGAGCGGTTTAGATATTGTTTAAAAAATTATATTAGCAAAGATGTTGAATTTCTGTTCGGTCCTATTACAAGCCTACATAACATTATACGAAAACGAGTTAAAAGACGATCGATTCAACTAATTCGCAAACCTTCTTAACTGCTGGCCTTCTCTACAATCAAGTTTAATTGCACTGCAATCGCCAACGCATAGGACACCGAATGTGCTTTCTTAAAATAATAACCTTCCTCAGGTTTTATCCAAACTTCCTTCATCACCTTTTCCCAACTTTTACCTAACAGGTATCGTTTTGCTGGCCGGATGATTGCCAACACGGCCGCCAATTGCTCTATAGTAGTTGGTTTCATTTGGCTCACTATATCATAATGATTATGTATATGAAACAACTGCTCAACAATTTCTTTATGTTCTAATAATTCCCAAACCGGTTTAGTATCTATTAGCCTATGTAGATGATCATTATCAATAACATCATTATACACACTTACATTCAGCAGATCCAATTTAAAATAGCCACGTAACTCAGCATCTTTATAATTAATACTTGCTACATTGGCAAATGGATTAACTGGTATATCATTAAAATATACACCTGTATTGTGTTTCTTCTCGCCGTCGATGCTTGCTGGAATATGCTTTAATACATTTAGAACATCTTCTCGATTTTTAAGATCAATATCTATGTCAGGTAATTTCATAAGCCTGCTTCTGTTAAAATAGTACGAACAAATGTAACTTCATCTTGATTATTTTGAAATTTCTTATACCAGAAATTTGGATCCAATGCGTCAGCAACTAACCCCATCTGTTCATCACTTAATCTGTTTAACGCAGACTGCCCTGCTTCACAATTAAATACCACCCAGGGAGATAGCCGGCCTGTTCTTACCCAATATGTAAAAATGTTAGGACCAACATCTTTAAAAAATGTCGTCCAGTTTTTCTTTTCTCGTTCACCCCATCGATGCATAAACTTAATACTTCGTTCTAGTGCTTCGTTTGCAGACTCATTGATTGTATACTCTCTCACAAACAACTCGTAGGCACCGTCTTTGGCCCAGTCGTCTAACTTTAAATTATGCTTAACAAGCCAATCGACAAATATTTCGTGTTGCAAACAATTTACATCCTTTGCAAACCTTCCGAACTTAATGAACCCGAGATAAAATTGGGAAGTACGAAAATCATCAAATGATTTTTGCTTTGGTTTAATTGCCGTAGAGTTTAATTCATGAAATCGCTGAAATGCTCTGAATCCAAGTTGTACATGTTTTTCATTTTGTGCAGTATGCCGACGCTTTTGTTCGCACATATGAGCACCTAATGTTTTTACACTCTTAAATTCTCTATTACAAAATTTACATTTAAACCCATCAGGTTTTTTTCTTTCTTGATTTTCCATCAAAGATATCAGAAATTTGTTTGTCGTTGTATCCCATTTCTTTTGCAAGATTCCGGAAGTCATCTTCTGTGTTTAATTCCTTTAATAAATTTAATTCATCGTCGCTTATGGTCGGGTATACTTCTAATAAAAATAAATCAATTTTACTGTCTTTTACTCGACTGTTAGGTACGCCAACCCATTGCTTATAGTATTTCTCATTACCCAGGCCAATGACACTTAAAAGTAACCATTGCAATTCAGGGTGATCACTTATGTCACTATAGTTGCGATTGCATAACTCATTTACAAATAAAATATAATGTTCTTTATTTTTAATCGGACAAGTTGCCCAACGATGTATCATCCAAAAATTCATAGTGCTACTTTTTTTAGATTCTACTGGTAACTTGTTATAAAAATTTCTATCCTTCCGTCCTATAGCAGGAAGAATTTCTTTAAACATATCTACTTTCATATGATAATATCGCCAATATCAATTACATCAGGTATTTTGGTAGTCTCTTTTACAAAATAACCGCATAATGGATTATGCTTATCCTCTAGCGGCATTGTTAGCACATGACCAAATTTTAATTTAGGAAAATACCATTTGACTTCTACAAATACATTAATAATTTGGATCGGCTCCCATGTGGGCATATAACCTTGTAATGGATTATAAAGTAATGTTGTGAAACCTCTATCGTTTAAATTAACTAAAGGAATAACTTCCATATCACCGAGGCCGGGTTCACCTATTAACACACTCCAATCCAATGGCATCTGCACTTGATGTGGACCAATTTGTAATACTACTGCTGGTGTGCTAAAACTTTCTAAGAATATTAGCGGTAAAAAATAATAATCAATAAATGTCGGATCGGTTGTATCTAATACACAATACCGTACATCATCAATTACATCAGGTAAATTATTTAAACTATATGTCTTGTTATCTATTGTTAATATTTGCATTTATGACCTTTCTATTATTATACAACAAAACAAATCAAGTTGCAACTTATTGAATCAAGTTGCAACTTATTTATAAGAAATTTTTTCAATATTAAACGGATATTGTGCTTCGCGATAATATTTCTTTCGTGTTGTCAGATGTCGTTTACTATATTTACAATTGCTAGTAATATCCCATATTTGAACAAAGTCTTTATCATGTGCTTTACGAATCCCTCGTCCAATACTTTGTATTACTCTTACAAAACTTTTTCCTGGCTCTATTAATACAAGATTAAAAATACGAGGAATATTAATACCAACAGATGCCACACCATATGTTGCTATAATCAAACTATCATTGCCTGTTGCTACTTCATCATATGTTTCTTTTCGTTCTTCATTTTTTGTAGCACCCCTTACAAACATGGCGTCTGGAATTCGTTCTATTAGCATCTCCCCTGTCTTAATTCGATCAATTAACACAAATGTATTACCGGCATTTGCTATATCCTTTATCACCGTTGCTAAATAATCTATTCGATTAGCATCAGTTGACAAGTATTTTAACTCACTCGGGTAATTCGGATACCCCACATCATCTTTTAATTGCAAAACTTTAACTTCACAATTACTTAACACACCTTGCTCTTGTAACGAGTGTGCGCTTATACGATTTATAACTTCACCGAGGCTTGCTTTAAGACTTATGAATTCATATTCTGCTTTTGGTATTGTTCCTGTTAATCCCCATCGTATGGGCACATTAGCAAATACACCAGTGAGCAATTCTTTTAGCACATCTGCTTTTGCTTGATGTACTTCATCCACCATAATACAAATAACACCATCAATAAATTCTTGAATATTAATATCAGCGGTTTTCTTTTTGCTTTTTTTAAGCAAAACATTTAACGACTGCCAAGTACAAATGGTATGTTGGTGTCCATAATCCTTTCGGTCACCATAAAACACACCAACATCCAATCCTATATTTCGATAGTCTTCTTCTGTTTGCGTTACTAGGCTCTTATTAGGTACTATAACAATCGTTCTACCGTACTGCTCGCATAACTTACTTAATGTGGCAGTAATAATTGTTTTACCTGCGGCTGTTGCAATCTCTTGTAAACTTTGCAAGTGCTCTAAAAAATTATTAATAGCATCTATTTGATAGTCTCGCAATACAATATCTTGTCCTTCATGCGTATGCCCTTTTGGCCATTGAATGCTACTTAAATAATTTTCGTCTATTTGCTCAAACTTTAAATTCCAAGTCTGCCTGTGATCATCAATCTCAATATCATATCCAGCGTTCTGAAGTATAGGTAGCAGAGTATCCAACAGATTTAAATAAGTTCTACCGCCTACATCGCAAAATCTAATCATACCGTCCCATCGTCCTAACTTATACGCAGGCATATGATAAGCATATGGCAACATAAATTTAAGAGCGGCAGACATTTTACGGCGAGTAGCCGGGTCAACGTTATCTATTTTAATATTAACTTCGTCGCGAATGATTAATTTTGCTGTAGCCATAATACTATTTTATACTAAAACGGAGAAAAAGTCAATGTAAAAAACCCCGGGTTGCCCCGGGGCCACTGTCCGCTCAGACAATGTAAACTTTATGATACAACTGGCCGCCGCCGCATACAGGTCGTTTCAACCAGTCGTTTCCACTTATCATTCGCCGGTGCCATCTTGTATAAATCAGCAACCTTGAGCACCATTCGAAGTGACACTTCACGCAATTTGTCTTTGTTCTCATCGATGTAATCGACAAGCATCTGGTCTTCACCTTTTTTAAGCCGGTGTTCCTCGAGCATACCGTCTCCAACAATCTGCTTAATACGCATCATCTTGTCGCGCATTGTATCCAGTGTCAGATCCAAGTAATGACAACGGGAGATAATGGCTTCCAAGTGATCCTTGATCTTACCAATCCGGTTGCCCTGCGTTATCGCATCAAACTTCAGGTTTGAAATAAAGATGATCGAACCATGGAATTCAAAGTGATCCGGGATTCCCTCTTGCCGCAGTTTTGAGGAATCTGCGTTCCAAAAAATCCTGCGATGCTTGCCCGAGTCGAGAGCACCTTTGAGAATGTTCAGTGCTAGTTCATCCCAGAGGATTGTATCGCAATCATCCAATACCAGCACTCGTCCTTTGTCACTCCAATTATAAAGGAGGGCATACAACCCCAAGGCAGTCATTGCGCCTTTGACGACCATATACTTCGGTGACTTGTTGGCCAACTTATTAAACATATGATGTTTTTCGAGAGTGTTCTCTACACCATATGATTTACCAACTCCCGGAGGGCCGGACACGATCATACCCCGCACAGTGCCTTCCATTGCGGCCTCGGTCATTTCCTCGAGAATGTCAAATCGTTCACGAATTCGCGTAATCGCCTCTTCGTCTGATTCAACTGGCTTGGCCCGTTTACTTGGATCGGCTGGGCCGATCGGTGTATCACCAGATACAAACTCATATGCTGACTTATCAGCAATCTTGATCTGCGCCTTACCGTTGCTTGATTTGTTCCACGGATGGCCAAAGAATTCTGAACAATCTACCGTGATCGAATTTCCCCGTTTGCCCTTGGTAAAATCCTTGAGCAATGGGAAAACCATATCCTGTACAGGCTCATTACGATACGAGCCAGTGACCTTTACTAAGACCTGAGCGGACATATATAGTTTCCTATGTTGAAATTAAAATATTGCTATCCATAAAACGATAGCACCGATGATGGCACAAATTGCCAAAATAGCAGTAACCAGAAAACTCGCTAATCCTGGTAGGCATTTAACCACCAAAACAAGCAAGATTAGAAATAGTAGAACTTCTATCATTATGTATACATTATACTACAGACCGCGGATCTGTCAATCTTAACCGGGTTATATTAGCAATTGCTAATATAAGGATATCCTAATATTAGGAAACTCTTATATACGAAATACCCTAATTTTTATCTGGTTTTTAAATATGGTTCGAGCAAATTTGTAATATTTGCGGCGCCCACTGGATTAGCACTATGTACATTAAAATCAAAATCAGCAGGCAGAATATTGTTATCCAAATCTTGCTCTATTAACCATTTAGCAAAATCATAACCGGTTTTAACATTTGCATCACCTAAGTCGTGATCGAAACTAATATAAACTGGAGCGCCAAAACTCTCAACCATATCTACTGCTTCATCATATGATCTTGCCAACAACCATCCTGATGTATTTTTAAGACCTGAGCCAAAATGTGCCGGGGCACGGACATCATCGAGATACATCTTATATCGCATGGTTTTTCCTTTATATAGAATTCATAAGCACTGACATTTGTTCGTGTAATTTATTTTTTTGGCCGAGTTGCCGTTCAAATGCCGCATTTATAAATTTTGATGAAAGTGCCATATCTTTGATGAAATCCTCATCAACAATATTTATATCATTTTGCTCAGCAATGGTACCTATTGCATCAATACATGCATTTACCATATTTGTCGCCCTATTATTATTATACATAATACTCTCCTTATGTATTATATAATAACAAAAAAACTAGATTTGTCAACTTTAACCAAAAAGAAGGATGCCTAGGCATCCTTCTTTACAATTGGTTAGACTTCTTTTACTTTCTGTACTTTTATATTATCTTAATGTTACACAATCTAGCAAGCATACTCTTACTCTATTTACACGCACCTTATGCCTAACCATATATATTTATAAAAACTTTATAATATATTTTCGTTTTTAAGTACTTCTACATCATTTTCATTGAGCGATACAAACGAGCTCACGTTTAACTCTAGAATGTTTTCACTTATTATGACACGGTTTCGACGAAAATCTGACAATTTTTCTCGATACTCTTCAAGACCCAATCGAACAAGTTTTTCATACCGACCAACTAAATTGTTTAATTGTACCCGTTTTGTTAACAAAGTGCTAACACCAGTTTCGACATTTGCTTTGCCAACTTTGTCTCGTAAACTATACAACACTAATTCTAGTAGTTCGACGCGCTCTAACCGTCCACGCAGCCCATTAGGATTTTCTGTATCTAAATTAATATCACTAATAGCCTGTCGAATTTGTTCCTGTAAAGTTGCAGCTTTACGTAAATTAATATCCATTACAATCCTCCTTTACAATATTATTGTTTATATTATACACTATAGATAATGACGCTGTCAAGTAAATTATCTACTGCTATTACTTATTCGGATTGCCGTAAAACATATTGATTTCAGAATCTTCAAGGCCAGCAACTCGCAATTTTACAATGTTGTTAATCTGGAATTGCTTTGCCTCTAGTGCTTTTAAGACTCCGAGGAATTGATTGCGTAATAACCCAAACTCATTTACTAGCTCAGTTTGGTCTACTATTATTTGTTCACCGTCAACAAATGCTTGAGCATCACGCGAACTTAACTGCCTATTATAACTTTCTAAATAAGTCCTAAATGTCTGTGCTCGTAATTTTCGTAGATGTATATTTAGATGTTCTAAAATTGCTTCAATTTCTTGCAATTGAGAAAATCGCATTTGCACAAGTGCAGGAATTGCACTAGCGGCCTTCTCGATACTGCCCTGAAATTTAATTTCTGATTGTGCTTCGGCTAATTGCCCTTCATAATGCTCTATACAATTAGGAAGGGCAATTATATTATCAACAACCTTTTGATACCAAGATGCCATTAATATTCATCATCCTCTATGTCTTCATCTTCTTCGTTGCCGTCTGCTAAATATTCATTTAATGCTTTAGCTAAGGTTGAACCTAAATTATCATATCCTGCTAATTCTTCCAAATCACCATTTGTATCATAAAAATCTATAATACTATATGCGGCCTCTGCTCTTTCCTTTTGTGGAATATATGGTTTTACCAATCCCCATAGTTCTACTATTATTTCAGGATTTATATCCATTATTGCCTCCATCTTTCTGACACCTTGGATATTTACCTATTCATCCATAATTTCTTCGGTATTTAACTCTTCATCGGATTCTATTACTTCTAACGCAGGTCCGCCTTCTTTCTCTTGCAAAATAACAGGCAATGTTTCTGCATTCCATCCTTTTCTAAAATACAAATGTTCTTTACCAGCTTTGTCAACATATCTTAATCTATTGCCTTGCTTAACAAGGACACCAGATTTTTCAAACATATCAACCAATCCGCTGTATGGACTCATACCTGTCTCATATGGGATCTCAACTTGTACTGATTCAAATGGTTTTGAAAAGCGACTCTTCATTACTTTACAGGCCGCCCTGATTCCTAAAACACTAGAAACCTTATTACCATCTGCATCAACTTTAAGTTTTAATTTCCGCATAGCAACAACAATTGAACTTGCATATACAAATCCTTGACCACCTGATATTTTATCATCTGGGTCAAACATATCCTGTGAAGCATATGTGTGGTTTGTAACTATAAATCCAATTGGGTATGGGGCAATATTATTAACTGTATTACGTATCAATGCCGTTAGTGCTTTAGGCTTACGTCCTAAGTCACCTTTTAAATCGCCGGCTTCAAACTGTTTAATGTCTGTTGGCGATAGCAACATTCCCAAACTATCAATAATAATTACTACTTTAGGGCAATCTTCATATTCATTGCCCTGGTTTTCTTCTCGATAACCTTTGAGGAATTCTGATAATGTTTTAGCAACACTATCAATCATAGATACATTAATTTTTAGAAGTTTATCTTCACTTGTATCTACACCTAGTGCCTCTAGCCATGCTGTATCTAATGCATTCTCACTATCCATCATAACAACAAAACAACCAGACTCCTGTGCGTTTCGTGCTAAATTTCCACTTACAACTAAACTCTTACCTGAACCAGATTCTCCAGCAAACATTGTTACCTTACCAAGCGGCACACCTTTATAATAGTCTCCACTAATAAGATAATTTAATGCATAACTGCCAGTGTCAATCCAGTCTTTCGGATCGTTGAAGCCTAAACTTAGACCGTCTATATTTTTTGTTAAATTTTTTCGAAATTTCGAAAAATCATAAGGTTTTACCATTTATTGTCTCCATAGAATTATTAGAGGGGGCGAACCCCCTCTAACATAGTTTAAGCTTCTGCTTCTTCAGTATTTTTACGATTACGAATCATAGCAAGAATTTCATCTGCACTCTTGTTATTCGATGTATCGTTGACTGTTTCAGTCGCTGGCGCA